GAGTACAGGGAAAAGGTGGTGGGATGATTTAAACATCATCCCTATGTTCGATAAAGAGCCACGTGATACACAACTTGGTGATCAGGTGTTGGTTAAAAATAAAAAATATGTTTTAACAATTAATGGATGGGAATTAATATGAGTTATTTTGAATATTGGAAATTAAATAAGGCAATACCAGATAATATCTGCGACTTATTAATTTCTTTAGGCGACTGGGAGTCAGGGACAGTGAGCACTGGTGCTAATGAATATGGAGTTGTAAAAGATTTAAGGGAGAGTGATATAACTTGGATAACAGATAATTTTTGGATGTCTACTTTCTTCGGATTTTTTAAGTCAATAAATTTTGAGTCTTTTAAATTTGAACTTAATTCAATTGAACCTCTACAGTTGACTAGATATAAAGCACCTACAAATCATTATGACTTCCATATTGATGGTGATGGCTTTAATGTTCGTGAGGGTGCAATTAACACAAGGAAATTGTCTATGTCTGTTTTGTTAAATGATGATTTTGAGGGTGGTGTTTTTCAATATCATACAACACAAAAGCCAACAGATGTACATCTTAATAAAGGAGATATTTTAGTTTTTCCCTCTTACTATTTACATAGAGTTAAGCCTGTTACAAAAGGAACGAGATATTCACTTGTTTCTTGGTCACTTGGACCCAAAATAAAATGATAAAAATATTGAGAGCAGGAGTGAAAGCATTGGGCATAGTTTTAATTGTTGTAATTTTTTCTTTATTTTCTAGTTTAATTGCTTTAAACTTAATGTTAGGATGTGAGACTTGGGATCGTTCGCTTTGGACAAAGCACAATTCTTGTATTACATTCTATGAAATGTTGGGTGTTAATTAATCTGCTATTTTGTCAAACACCCATCTTCATATCATGATTTCCTTCCAACTTAAACCCTGCAGAAATGTGGGGTTTCTTTTTCCAAAAAAATAGGTTATGGTTGATTTACAGATGACCACTGCAAAACAAGGTTTTAATAAGGATTTACTCGTGCCAGGAAAAAACAAAAAAATTCAGGTTCAAAGACCAGTTAATAATGGTCGTAAAGTTGAACCAGAAAAGTGGGATGGCAGATTCAAATCTGTCGAGTCTCTTAAAAATCAACAGCCAGCACAACCTCGTCAGGCTCGTTATAAAAAATGGAACCACCAAGCGACAATCAATTGGATAATGGGTCAAGCAGATCCTGTTGGCTTCCTTGCTTCTGTTATGCAAGGCAAAGAAATTTTTCCTGTTTATTCTCAAGACCAAGATGGTGCAGTGCAAAATGTTGGTAAAGTTGGTGCAGATCCAGAGTTAAGAGTTATGGCTGCAAAAACTCTGCTCGGTAAATGTGTGCCTGATTTAAAAGCAGTTGAAGTTAATGCTTCTGTTGAAACGACAAAAGTTATTGACATCAGCAAATTAACTGGAGAGGACTTAAATGCAATTGAACGAGTTCTTGAACACTCTGTCATTGACGGAAGTTCGAGCAGAGAAGATGAGGAGATCTCTGAGGGAGTTTATCAGGAGCTCTTGGCCAACGATTGAGCCTGGACGTGACTTCTATGATAATTGGCACATTGATGCAATAGCAGAACATTTGCAGGCTGTCGTTGAAGGAGATATTAAAAGGCTTATAATTAATATTCCTCCTCGTCATATGAAGTCTATCTCGGTGGCAGTTGCTCTACCTGCTTGGACTTGGACTATTCAGCCAGACAAAAAATTTCTTTATGCATCTTATGCAGGCTCTCTTTCCATCAGAGATTCTGTTAAGTGCAGGAGATTAATTGACAGTCCTTGGTATAAGAATCACTTCGGGAAAACTTTTAAATTAACAACTGACCAAAATCAAAAGCAAAGATTTGAAAACGATAAAACTGGCCAGAGAATAGCAACGTCTGTTGATGGTGCTTTGACTGGTGAGGGTGGCGATATAATAGTTATTGACGATCCCCACAATGTTCGTGAAGCCGAAAGCTCTACTGTTAGAGAGGGAGTTCTTGAATGGTGGGATCAAGCCATGCAAACTCGACTTAATGACCCAAAGACTGGAGCTTTTATAATTATAATGCAAAGAGTCCATGAGACAGATCTTACTGGACATATATTAAGGAATGAATACAATGACTGGAATCATTTATGTTTACCTGCTCGGTATGAAGTGGGACATCCAACACCACCAAACTCAACACTCAACTTCTCAGACCCCAGAACTAAAGAGGGTGAGTTGTTGTGGCCAGAGAGGATTGATGAGAAAACTCTTAGCAGTCTTGAGAAAAGTCTTGGGTCTTATGCCAGTGCAGGTCAATTGCAGCAGAGACCTATGCCCAAAGGTGGTGGGATATTAAAAGCAGAATGGTGGGTGCCATGGGAAAAACAGGAACTTCCCGAAATAGAATATGTTATACAATCATGGGACACTGCATTTAGCACAAAAGAAAAAACTTCTTACTCAGCTCGCACAACTTGGGGAGTTTTTAAAAATAAAGGAATGACTTGCGCTATCGTTTTAGAGATGTGGTATGACAGAGTGACATATCCCGAACTTAGAAAAATTGCTCAAGATGCATATCACGATTATGAACCTGATGCTGTGTTGATAGAAAAGAAAGCTTCTGGCCAATCTTTATTGCAGGATTTGCGCATGGCTGGTATCCCAGTTCTTGAGTATTTACCTGACAGAGACAAGGAAGCTCGTGCTCATGCATCGTCTGCTTTGTTAGAAGATGGTAGAATTTACTTTCCTTTTGATAAAAAATGGAGTAAAAATTTAATTGACATATGTTCTGCCTTTCCTGCAGGAGATAATGACGATATAGTTGATACATGTACTCAAGCATGGCTAAGATTGAGAAAGGGCTGGTTTGTTACGCATTCAAAGGATTACGAAGAAGACGAATACGAAGAAAAAAGAAGGATAACAATATATGGCTGAAGAACCAATACCATTCACCGAAGGTGCACCACCTGACAATTTACAGGTTGAATCAATTGGCGAAAATGTTTTAATAGGTGATCCTGATCTTGATAACGTAAAAGAGAATGACAGCAACTTTGATGCAAATCTTGCCGAGGACATGTCTGAAAAAGAATTAAGAAGATCTGCTTCTGATTTAATAGATTTTTATAATACTGATAAAGAAGCTCGCTCCGAGTGGGAAGAGAGATACAAAAAAGGTTTACAGACTCTTGAGCCAGAGGGTGGTATTGAAGAGTCAGATGAGGAAAGAGCTGTTCGTGGATTGTCAACTGTAGTACATCCTATGATTGCAGAAGCAGCAACCCAATTTAATGCTAGAGCAATTGCCGAACTTTATCCTTCAGGTGGTCCAGTTAAAACTGTTATTGTTGGAGAACCAAATGAGGAAACTGAAGAGCAGTCTCGTAGAGTTCGGGAATATATGAATTATCAGATTTCCCAGGAGATGCCAGAGTATTTCCCTGACTTGGATCAAATGTTATTTCACCTACCATTAGTTGGCCAGACATTTAAAAAGGTTTGGTGGGACAGCAATTTAAATCGGCAATGCTCACAGTTTGTTAAGGCTGAAGATTTTGTCGTTGCTCCAGAAAGCAAAGATTTAAAAACTTCTAATAGATATACGCATATTATTCGTATGCCTAAAAATGATTATAACCGCTATGTTGAATCTGGCTGGTATTTACCAACTTCAGATAAAGGTGGCGATCTTGACCCATCTGGTGATACTATTGGCGATATTGAGGGTGTCGATCAATATGCTGATAATTCAAAAGATGAGGTTATTACTCTTCTTGAAATGCATGTCTATGATTCTTTTGAGGATGAAGATGCAGACATTGCCATTCCTTATGTAGTCACAATAGATTATGATAATGAAACTGTCGTTAGCATTCGTAGGAACTGGAGAGAAGATGATGATAAAAAATTAAGAAGAGATTGGTTCGTTAGTTATAAGTTTCTTCCTGGATTAGGATTTTATGGTTTTGGCTTATACCATTTAATAGGTGGTTTGGGCAAAGCAGCAACTGGATCATTAAGAGCTTTACTTGACTCTGCTGCATTCGCAAATATGCAAGGTGGCTTTAAATTAAGAGGTAGAGTATCAGGTGGCGAGATGCAAGTTAATCCTGGAGAGTTCGTTGACTTAGACGCAACAGTTGACGATGTTAACAAAGCAATAATGCCTTTGCCATTTAAAGAGCCGAGCAGTTCTTTATTTTCTTTATTAGGCTTTATTGTAGATGCAGGTCAGCGGTTCGCTAGCACTGCAGACTTGAATGTTGGGGATGTAAACCCAAATGCACCTGTTGGTTCTACAGTCGCTTTAATCGAGCAAGGCAGTAAAGCTTTCTCTGCCATCCATAAAAGGTTGCATTATGCACAAGGAGAAGAGTTTAAACTCCTCGCTTCTCTAAATGCAGAATATCTCCCAGAGCAATTTACATTTTCATTAATTGGTGGCGAGTCCGAAGTGTTTGCTGCAGATTTTGATGATCGCATTGACATTATCCCAGTCAGTGACCCCAACATTTTCTCTAGTGCTCAACGTATCGCTCAAGCTCAGGCAATTATGCAGATGGCTCAATCAGCACCAGATATGCATGATATGTACGAAGCTTATAAAAGAATGTATGAAGCAATAAGAATACCGAACATAGATGAGATTCTTAAAAAACCAGAGGATGCCCCAAGACTTGACCCAATAGATGAGAACATGTCAGTTATGTATGGTAAACCTATAAAAGCTTTTCCTGAGCAAGACCATGATTCTCATATAGCTGTTCATATGCAGTTTATTCAAGATCCCTCGTTAGCAGGCAATCCTGGAGCTTCAGCAATGCAACCTGTTCTTATTGCACACATTGCCGAGCATGTTGCGTTATTATATAGGACAAGAATGGAAGCAGGAGTTGGTGTACCATTACCACCAGTGCCAGACTTCAAGTCTACAGAGTATGAAGCGAAAGACATCGATCCAGAATTAGACAACCTAATTAGTCAACGTGCTGCACAAGTTGTACAACAGGCACCTGTCATGAAACAGATTGATGCAATTGCTGGCGCAGGTCAACAAGGTCAACAAGGAGATCCTTTACAGTATGCACAACAACTCGCTCAACTCGAAACTGAGGCACTCAAAGCAAGGACTGAAGCACAAATTGCTGCAGACCAAGCTAAAGCTCAGTCCTCAATCCAAATTAAACAAGCTGAAGCACAGCAAGATTTACAAATTGAAGCAGCAAAAGCAAAAGCAGAACTAGAATCAAAGATAGTTAAACTCGAAGCTGAGTTGCAATTAGAGCGAGAAAAGAATGCTTCTAAAATACAAATGGAAAGAGAAAAGAATGCTGCAGATATTCAAATGGAGGTATTAAAAGGTGAATGATATTCTTGCTTCTATACGACCTATTAATCCTTCAGCATTTGGAGGAGTTCAACAAACTCCCCAGCAACAGATGCCGATGCAAGGTGGCGAGGAAATGACAAATTATTTAATGAATAAAGTTGAAGAGATTAAAAGAAGACTTGGGCAAGGTGACATGGGTGCTCTTTCAAATGTCACTGAATTAATGAGGAGACAAGATAATGTTTAGTTTTATGGGTATTTGGAATGGACTTAATAAACTTTATAACAGAGGAAGATCAGCTTTACCTGATATGAGTCCTGGAGGTGCTACTATTATAGATGCAAATAGATTTGCGCCAAGAGGTGCTTTCGGATCTATACCAACAACTCAGGATCTCGGTGGAGCCATGGATAGATATAGAGTTGAGAATCCCGATTATTCAGTTAAAGATGCTCCACCAAGATTTAGACAGAATCAAGGAACAGACGTTGGTTCAGCGATTGGCGACACAGGACTTAGCAATTACATGGCTGATATAAAATCTCCAGGATATTTACTTGACAGAGTTGCTCCAACATACTCAGATAAAATTACAAAATTTATGCTAGGAGTTACACCTGATACAACTCAGGGAGAGCTTGACAGAATAGAAACCAATAGAAGAAATGTTCAAGCAAGAGCTTTGGCAGGAATACCAGAAACAACTGCCGAGCAAGATGCAATAATGGCCAATCAAAGGCAAAGAGAATTATATGGTGGAACCCCAGGAATCCCAAGAGCTTTTGGTTCTGGTTCAAACCCATTTGACCCATTTAGTTTTTAGGAGGTAACATGGCTGATCAATTAGGACAAATGAATAAATTATTAAATCCTTCAAACGTCATGAGGGAAGGTGAAATGTCTCTTTCTCCTGATGGCTATTATAAAATGCAAGGTGGTCCAAATTTTACTGAAGATGAACTTGCTATGATAAACTCTGCCCAACAAGGTCTTATGCAAATTGACCCTGAAGGAATGCGAGATGCCATTACAGGTTTAGAAGTAACAAAAGAAAAAATTAAACAAGGTGGACAACTAACTGAGCAAGAGTCATCAGGAATTATGTCTATTATTCAAAGTCTTGGTGGTGCGTTAAAAAATATTTTTGTTCCTAGCCAAGAAGAAAGAATAAGATTAATGGAACAAAGAAGAATAGATTTAGGAGAATAAAATGGCTGAAGTAAATGTAGAAAATATGGAAGAAAATGCTGAGTTGTTCGTTGAGAAAATGGGTTTTGCTCATACCTCTGAAGGATTGGAAATGACAGATGATCAACTTATAAACTTTTTATTATTATGCCATCAAGCACAACATGGTGTTGGTGATGAAGAAGAGATGGTGGAAGAAGAGATGATGCCTGAGGGTGTTAAGGTGATGAAAGTAAGTAGTGGTGATGACGTTCATTCTATGATGAATAAACTTTTGGAGGGATAATGGCGAAGCCAAGAAGAGGTAAAGCCAAAGTAAAAGTAACTAAATCTGGGAAAAGAGTTAGTTATGGTCAATCAGGCAAAGCCAAAGGTGGTGGTCCAAGAGTCAAACCAGGAACATCTAAAGGTGATTCATATTGTGCTAGAAGTCTTGGTATAAAGAAAAGATTATCTAAGAAAAAACAAAACGACCCAAACACTCCTAACAATCTATCAAGAAAAAGGTGGAAATGTTCAGGAGCCAAATCAAGGAGAAAATAATGCCCTTTAAAAAATACTCCCCGAAACAGAAAAAACTTGCACAAGTTTCAAAACCCAGAACAAAAATAACTGGTGCCGATTTTAAAAAACTTAAAAAATCAAAAAAGAGGAAAACATAATGGCTAAAAGACCTGGATTATATGCAAACATACATGCAAAAAGAAAAAGAATAAAAGGTGGCTCTGGAGAGAAAATGAGAAAAGCTGGATCAAAAGGTGCTCCAACATCAGCACAATTTAAAGCAGCAGCAAAGACAGTTAAGAAAAAGAAGAAAAAATAATGGCGAAAAAATCAGTAGAAGCACCAAAAGGTTTTCACTGGATGAAGTCTGGTAAAGGCTTTAAACTTATGAAAGGCGAATATAAACCCCATGCTGGTGCTGTAAAAAAAGCAACATTTGAAGTTCAGAAAACACACAAAAAGAAAACTTAATATGGCTGGATTTAAAATAGTTCTTGGAGCTTTGCAACCTTTAATTGATAGGATAACAATGCCTGATGGTAGGCAAATGCCGAGAATTTGGGGTTTAGAGGATTTTGATGACTTTGATAAAAGGGAAAGATTCCCATGGGGTCAATTAAAAGACTTAATGGAGACAGATGCAGATTTAGCAGGAGCACCTCGTCAAAATGATATGAGTTTGCCACAACTTAGGAAAGCTATTGATACCAGACTTAGTTGGATTGAGTCTCGTAAAGACCATCCAGCATTTCAAGATTTAATAATTCCTGCAT